ACTGGTGGAAAACGAGCCGTAATGAATGTAGTTAGATGTAAACGAAGTCTGAGCAGTACCGCCATTGGCAATCGGCAAAGCTGTTCCAGAATAGGAAATAGCCAAAGTACCAGAACTTGTAATTGGCGAACCAGAAACAGACAAAAATGAAGGAACTGTTGCCGCAACAGATGTGACCGTACCACCTGGGTTTGTTGAATTGATTGTGATTGAACCCGAGGCGTTCGTAATGCTTACGTTTGTTCCTGCGGTTAATGTTGTTCGGGTAAACCCTGTTCCATTACCAATATCTAACGCGCCATTAGCTGGCGTTGTAGTTAATCCAGTACCGCCGTTTGCAACAGCCACAGTGCCAGTTACGTTAGAAGCCGTACCTGTAGTATTTTGATTAAGGGTCGGAACATCGGCGGCTTGTATAGCCGATAAACTTGAACTTGTACCATTTGAACGGACATAATAACCAGAAGTTTGTGTTCCAGTAATAGCAGTCAAAGCCGCTGCTTGTGTTGTTTGTCCAGTACCGCCATTCGCAATTGCTACAGTTCCCGTTACGTTGGATGCAGTACCAGTTGTGTTTTGATTCAGAGTAGGAACATCTGCTGCTTGAATAGCAGACATAACTACGTTTGTGCCATTGCCGCGCAAATAGGAGCCTGAAGTAACAGCCCCTGCAAAAGTGTTCATTGCACCTTGCGCCGTTGTCTGACCAGAACCGCCATTAGCCACAGCAACCGTTCCAGTTACGTTTGATGCTGTGCCAGTGGTGTTTTGGTTAAGCGTTGGGAAATCTGCCGCAACAGCAATAGTCAATGCACCTGTCGATGTTGTGCTTTTTAAAATACCTGTTGCAAGTGCTGACGTACCTGCACTGTAATCTGTTCCAGATGTTGCTGTTGATAAAGCCGTTCCATCGCCTTTAAGTAAACCAGAAATACTAGTTGTCAGCGTTATAGCTGGTGTTGTTGTTGCGTTAGCTACTGTTCCTGTAAAGCCGTTTGCACTGACAACTGACACGGTTGTTACAGTCCCACTGCCTCCGCCACCAGACGCATTAATAGTTTGATTTGGCCATGTTCCGGTAATAGTTACGTTTGTACCAGCAACCAACGCAGGTGTTGTTGTACCTGTACCACCATTAGCGACAGGAAGCGTACCAGATACTTGCGTTGTTAAACTAACGCCACTTAATGTGCCACCGAGCGTTAAATTTCCTGTGCTAGTTACCGTTCCTGTTAAAGTGATACCGTTTACAGTTCCAGTACCACCTACGCTTGTTACTGTTCCCGTAGTCGAACTCGTTCCTGCGCCAATAGCTGTTCTAAAATCAGCGGCATCTAAAGCACTGACTGTATTATCTGCATTAAATCGTGGAAAAGTAATTGCGCTCGGATTGGTCAGCGTAAACATACTTTGACCAACCGTCGTACCGCCAAGTGAGGTTCTACCTGTTGCCGCTACTAAGTTTGTGCTACCACAGTTCCAGTCATCACCGTCAATTCTAAAGGTATTGTTACTAGTGTTACGACTTCATCTATAATTGGCACGTTGTCATATCAAGGTGGTTGGAACGCATCAACAAACGTACCGGCTTTAGTTTCCAGCGTTGGCACTAGCGGTTATTATTACGTTGTTACCACTGCGGGATCCACAAACTTAAATGGTATTACTGATTGGGCAATAGGCGACTGGGCAATATTTAATGGCTCAACATGGCAAAAAATTGATCAAACAAACACAGTTACTTCAGTAAACGGTCAAACTGGTGCAGTTAGCGTTGGCACGGTGACTTCTGTTGCAATGACGGTTCCAACTGGGTTATCAATTAGCGGCACACCAATCACAACGTCTGGTACTTTAGCGTTAACCTTTGCATCTGGTTATTCAATCCAGCTAAAGGTAAACTATCAGATAAATCAGCGGCAAGCGTCACATTTGCGTTTAACGGACCGCCACCAGTTAAACCAGTGCCAGCAATCACTTGACGTGTGGTAGGAACATAGCCAGAAATGGTTGCGGCAATCGTTGATGCGGCAGTGACGCGACCAGTTGAATCAACAGTAAAAACAGGAATATTTGTGGCATCACCATAAGATCCAGCAGTAACACCTGTAGCACTTAGCTGTGTGCTAGTGATACCACCATTTGCCACACTAAGCGTTACATTGCTAGAAAGTTGACCACCACCCGTTAAACTGGTGCCAGCGATAACTTGCCGTGTTGTAGGAACACCAGCAACACTCAAAAGATCTCCAACTCTGATTTGATAATTGTTGCCGTTGTAGACAATCATCATCAAACTATCCTCTGATGCAACAGGTGCTAGTGGTAGCTGCGTTATCCGTGTGGGAATTAAATTACTTGGTACGTCAGACATTCTTTACATCTCCAGATAAGAATTACCGTCTTCGGTAATGAAAAATTCGTCGCCAGCCTCTTGGATTACACCAGCAGGATGCGTGTTAAGTGAAACGTCTGGTCGATTAAATGGCAACACAATTTGATCAGGTGGTCTTGGTGCTAAACGATAAGGATCGTATTCGTCGGTATCTTCTTTGCACACCATTAAGTTTGGGTAATTAGGATCAGGATGCAATTCAGCTAATTTGAATTTACGCGAACATCTGGCACATATTCCAATGCCAAGTGTAGGTTCTCCTGTTGTGTCTAAATAAATGCTCATTTTGTGTAACAGCCAATGCCAGGATTAATTTTTGTTGGACTACCATCATTGTCACCATCCCATGCACGTTGCATTGACATAGCCGCCTTTTGATCAAGCACTGGAATTAAATTAGCATCAACTGCGGGTGTTTCTGCCGCCATTCTCGCAGCAAGACCATTTACGATAGCTTCAAGCCAACGCTGAGGAACTTCTACGTCTTGTTGAAGGTTTGTGGTGTCCATAATCTGTCTTTGCCGCCAAAGGATCAACTGCGCTTGCTCTGCCGCAAGAAATGGTGCAGGCCAGATATTGACCACTGGACTTGGCAAGTCACGTTGAAACCAATAAGAGTTTGGGCGAGATGAGAAAACTTTGTTGCTTTGATTAACGTAATCGTCGCGGTTTAGCAAACCAAGTGGAATCTCTTGTGGCATATTGCCAAGCGTAATAGCGTAATAGCTCATTGGACTCGTTGACGTTATTCTAAAATAACTATACGCCTTAGCCGCAGAAATATCAGTCCAAACAATATCAACAGCAACAGCCGTGACATTAGATGATCCAACGGTTATCCATGTTGATCCGTTATCACTGACTTGAAACGTAACCGCAACCGAATTTGCTGACCAGTTGATACCCACAGTGGTGACGACAGTCTGTGATGTAAAATCAACTCTATAACTGGTGGATGTGATAGTTTCTGCGCCTGACAATAACTGCAAGACACGATAATTTAAATTTAGTACATCAACGGTGCCAATTGGAAGTGTCACAATTGGCTGATTTTCGTACATTGGAAGGATGACCTTCTCAATGCACCAGCTCGGTGGTTTGATGTTTGCTAGTTCAGACAAGAAAAGATACAGCGAATCCAAAGCATAATCCTGCATCTCAGCAGTGATCGCTTGCGCTGTTAATCGGCAACGTCGAAAGGCGTGATCCACTACCTTCAGAGCGTTAAATGTTGTGTTGGAAATACTGTCAGAATATGCCATCGTAACCTCAGTTTAAAAGTCTTGACGGCATACTGATACAGTTGCCCGTGTTATCCAATTATAATTGAATAGTCGGTGTAAAATCTATTTTTTCTTAGACGGTGCTACTTTTCCGCCTTTGCCATATTGTGGTGTTGGAGCTTGTGGCGCATAAGATGAACGCATTTGGTTCATTTGATTACCGTAATCAACAGGAGCCTGTGGATTGTTCATATTAGTTGTTGCTGGGTTTCTACTTGGTGCCATTGTCATATTAGCATTGCTAGGCATGTTTTGCACTTGTGGTCTAGCTTGTCTAGCTGCATTATCTCGCATTTGTGCTTCTGCTATTGCGCGTGCTTTATTTGATTCCATTTTTCTAGCATACGCAGCTCTAGCTTCTGCACCTGGCATAGCTCGTCCATCTGCAATTGCTTTGTCTATCTCTGCATTTACTCGTCCACCATCCGCATAACACTTACCGCCTTTCTTCATAGCAATCAAAGGTGACTTCGATGCCACAGGAACTGACTTGCGAACAGGAATTTTTCCTTTCATCATTTCCTGGCGTTGCTCGCGTGGTGATTCACGTTTCTCATGTTGCATCATTGCTTTTTTGCTGGCGTACTTTTCACCAGTAGCTTTTTCAACTACCTTTCCGCCTTCTGCTTTGCACATTTTAGGAGCTACTTTGCCACCTTTTGCTTTGCACATAGTAGATGATGATGCTTTCTTAGCGGTGCCCCCTTCTTTATATCCACACGCACCGCCTTTGCTGTAATGCATTTGCGGTCCAAATTCAAACTCACCGTATTTTAATGTTGCGCCCATGATCGTATCCTCTATTATGCAGATGCATAAGTTTTAATGCACTCAATGACAATTGTGTACATATCACCGGCAGACATATCTGCTGTTGTGAATAACACGTTGCCATTAACACCTGTTCCACCATTGTTTTGCAAACCACCAAAACTAGAAAAATCCATTAGATAATTGGTATTTTGCGGAATCATCCATGCAAAAACATCTGTTGTTGCGTCCCATAAAATACGCACTTCCATGCCATGCGTGGTTGCCCATATTTTATTAATCTTAACGCCATTACATGCACGACCAAATGCATTTACGCTAAGTGTTGATGGATTAATTTTGACAACCGCAGTTTCACCTGTGCCGTCAGAGATATTTGTAAACTTGCCAATAAACAATCGTTCACCGTCAAGCAATGTTTGTGATGCTACTACGTCAGCCATGATGCTCCCCTGTTGATTGAAATGAGGCGAATTAACGCCTCATCAAATTAGCTTGCTTGTGTAAATGTCACACCAGCCGCAACCGCGCAAAACGCTTTTGCAAACCACGATGTACCATCACTGATCACAGTAACTTGATCGCCAGCAACAGCTTGTCCATCAACAAAAGAAATGGTGTCATCAGCAGTACCAGTATCACCGGCTACACCAGAAGCAGGATACGCTTGACCTTTGATAATGTTAGCACTTGATGCAGTAACGACGGTGTAGCTTGCGCCAGAAGGAGCTGCGCCTACAATGAATGTGTACATTAAACCAGCCGCAGGTGCAGGAAGTGTTGTTACAAATTCAGTTGCAGAGCTTAAAAAGAAAATTGTATTACTTTGTGCGGCAGTCAATGTTGATGCTGCTGTTAATGTAGTAACTGTTTCTAAGCCAGTGATTGCACCAATAAATCCGTTAGTAGATGTTACTGGTCCAGAAAATGTAGTTGAAGCCATGATGTATTCCTCACATGAAAGGTTTTACTATGCAGTCTTCATGTCGTCTGTCTGGTCAGTCGTGCATAGCGTTAAAGGTTTCCAGATGATATTAGTCTATCATATCATTCATAATACTTAAAAACATATCCAGTTAAACGACCACGCTGTATTGGCTTTTCAGATAATAATGCACGTCGCAGTGTTGGCATTTGTATTTGATAATGCTCAAGCGTTTTTGTAAGACTAGAAAAAGTAATATTATCATTTACGCAAATTACTTTTTTTGACATTTTTTCTTTGCTTTCTTCCGTGTGTGCTTTTCCTTTCCAATGACTATAATGACCAGCCTCCGATGCTGCGCGTATTTTAGCCATGCCTTCGGATGATACTTTTCTTCCTTCGCCTTTTGGTTTTCCACGTTGCGTGTCACCTATTTTTTTGCGCGTTTCCTCTGATACTGTTTTACCGTAGCGATAATGTTTTTCACCAGCGCATACGCCTTTGTGATATTCGGAGCTTCGTTGTATTTCTTCTTTTGTAAACTTGTATCCTTTTCTTGGATGATTGTTATTCTTAAACCATGCTTTAGATTTTTCAGATAAATGCGCACGCATTTCTGGTGTGGCATTTCGCATAGGGGAGTCTGCATTAGGCGACACATTATAAAAATAACTTTGTTTAAAATGATTATCTAACCATTTTTGTTCTGCTGGATATAATTCACTGCGATCATTTAATTGCTCGACTATTTCAAACTTGAAACAATCTTCGCCATACTTGTTCCACGCACGTTGCAAATGAATACAGTCATGAGTTCCATTTCTTAAATGTTTTCTATGTTCCCAAAACCGTTTTCTTGAATCAACGGTGCTACCAATATAATAATGATTGTCTAAAATATTTCTAATTTTGTAAATTACGTTTTTCATAATGCCTTCTGTTAAGTGCATTGTTATAATACTACAGAAGGAACACTGTATCAATAAGCAAAAGAAAACCCACTTTCGCGGGCTTTCAATTAAAGCATAAGTTATTTATTTACAGCAACTTACACACCTGATGTTCCAAAAATTCCGCGTGGATCAGTCCATCCGAGCGTGTATCTCTCTGTCGCTTTGTAGCGCATTGAGTCTGTTTCAAAGTCACCTTCCATAGATTTCTCTAATGGGCGACGCATTAACAGTTTCAAACCTTCAGGTGCATCAGTTTGAATCCACCATGCAGTTGTCGAAGTGATACGAGATAAGTTAGCTTGACCGTCACCTAGTAAACCTAAAGATTTAACAGGGTTGATGTCGTTGTCAGCGGTACCAGCACGCAAAACTGATTTCAATAACACTTCAGCTTGGAATACGTTGCTAGGACCGGTAACGATTTGTTTTGGTGTTAAGCGAATACGTTTACCGTTGTTGTCAACAGCGTTGCGGATTTGAATTAACAATTGTTCCAAAGATGTTTGTGATAACGCAGCGGCAGTAGTTAACTGATTGCTGAATGTACCAGAAACAATTGGATGGTTTGTTGCAATCAAAGATACGCCATCACCACCAGTATATGAGCCGTTGAAAGCACGGTTCAAAATGTTAGCCGCTAATGTTTCTTTTGTTTCAACCAAAGATTGCGCTAAGTGTTTAGCGTATGTTTGACCAATACGGATATGATCACCGTCTTCAACCAATACTTTGGTTAATGCAAATGCAAGACCGTAAACTTTGTACAAGTAACGTTGTAAGAACAACACACCACCTGATTGATAAGTAACAGCCATACCATCAGGTAATTCAGGTGCTGCGCCAAATCCATAAAGAACTGGTTCTTCGTGATAGTTACGCGCAATACCTTTTTGCTCGGTGAAAACCTGTTTCCATTCATCAGCACGTTGATCGTAAACACCATCAAATACTTCATTTAGGATTGGTTCTACTACGGATCTAAAGTCCGTACTTCTCATAGGAGTAGCCATTTATAATCTCCTTTAGCTTACTGTGTTAACAGGTGCTTTGTATTGTGATTCGTTCAAGCGAACGCTCATGTTTACAAATGCATCAGTTGGTGAATCGGTAACAAGATAAGCATAACCGGTGATTTGGAATTGGCCGGATGTAGCTGATTCTGCCGCTAAATAAGTTGCGCTGATACCTGTTGCAGTTGAACCACCTGCTGTTGGTCGCCAGTCGCATTCTGCACCCACAGCAGTTTGTACTGAATCAGTACCTGCTGTTCCTGGGTTTGCAAATTGAACATCATAAATGGTTTCTGGATCATCATAAACCCAAGCAACAATTTGTGTGCCAGTAGTACCACCAGTCCAAAATGGAGCAATGGTTGGTTTACCAGTTGAATCATAATATTCAACACCAGCAAAAATACCAAGTAATGAAATGCCGTCAGTAGTTCCTGTGCGTGTGCCGTCAGAAGTACCAAGTTGAATTGTACCAGCGGTGACTAATTTAACTGGATCACCAGAGTAAATAGACGCAGCGTAAGTGCTTGCGATTGTATAGGCTTTTGGACGCATCTGACCACTGTTGTGGAAAGCAGGTCTAAAGCCATAAGGTGCGCTTGTTGTAGACATAATAGCTCCTAGAAATTAGATTGGTTAGAGGTCAAAAAGAGCCTCTCTATCATCGCCTAACTCCAAATTACCTTCACCAATAGACAAACGTGATTTTGATGCTTTTGCGGTTTGCTCTAAAAACTCTGCGGTGTCCGTAAGTTTTTCTTCTTCGCGGAGTGGCGCATCGTGATGAGCTTCTTTCATATACTTAAAGTACAATGAGTTTGGCAATTTGAATGCAAGCATCTCATTCACACCAATAAATCCTGTCCAGTCGCCTGTTTTAAGTGTGGCATATTCCCAGCCAGGAATATCTTCTGGCTTAATTGCTTCATAACCTAAACGCATGCGCGTGTGGATTGAATCTCTTGGATTCGTCGTTGTTAGCCAGCAAGTGTGCCAGCCATCGATACTGGGTAAATCCGGTAAAGACGAATTAAAAAATTGTTGACGGAACATTTCTACTCGCTCATCGTCTGTGACTTCCCGATTTTCTTCTATGGCTCGATCTTTCATCGTGCGACTTGTCCGAATATCGTTTCCAGCGGGTTTGTTTGATCTAATGCGTTCGTCTGTTGTTGTCATATGACTCGCTCCTTTCAGCGGTTGTGTAAATTATATAGTAAAAAATTTTTAAAAATCAATTTTTATTCTTTCTATCGTACTCAGCGTAACGCTTGACATATTTATTTCTTAATGTCGCATCGTCCCAAACACCAGCTTCCATTAATGCCTGTTTTCTTTCTGGACTAATGTAAATCTCTTTGCGCGTTGATGTTGGTGCATGTTCGCGACCAGAACCCACGTTAGGACCGCCACGCGGTGTGCGTCCTGCTTGTCTGCCAAATTTATGTGGCAATCTTTTTTCAATCCGATTGCGCAATTCGTCCCAGTATTCTTCAGTGCGCGAATCAAGACCTTCTTTTGCCAATCGTTTATCAATAGCTAAAACTACCGCAGAATCTTCGTCATCACCTGATGCATCGTACCATTTATGATCTTCCATAAACTCACGCGCATGGAACATAGTCAGCTCATCAATCGATGGTTGTTGCGGTGCATTTTGACGCTCTGCGTGTTGCTTAATCTCATGAATCTCTTTTGCACGCGCAATAGCTTGATCACGAAGTCGAATTGCTTGCGCAACATCTGCTCCATTGCCAGCATCAACTGCTTTCTCAATTACGCGCTCTGCCATGTGAACTTCGTTCACGGCTTGTTGCAAATGCGAGTCAATGTTGTTGATGTCAGATTTTTGTGCGCGAGTTTCTTGTGCGGTTAATCTGCGTTCTAAATCATCATTACGCTTACGAAGAAAATCAAGCTCCATCTTGTCGCGTTTGATTGCTGTGTCTTTTCTGTCTTTGCGTTCTAGCTTTTCTTTTCTGCGACGTTCACGAATAGCGGCACGTTCATCATCATTTGCATCGTTGCCAAGAATTCGCTCGTCTTGATCCTCATCATCTGAATCATCAGTAACAATAACAATATCGCTGTCATTGTCTTCGCCAGTATATTCGTCGTCTTCATTTAATATATCGTTTGCCATCGCCATCTCCTATCAGATGAATGCTTTAATTTTTAGTGGATCTGTTAAAACCTTGCCGATAATGTCAAGGTCATTAAATATTACAAACATTGCAGATTCGTTGCTGTTTACTGGTACCTCGTATCGATCACCACCATACTTAGCTACACGCACAAAGTCACCTACTTGACACCAATCACCTTCAGGCCATGACTCTAAGGTTGTTCGATTCTTAAAAGCCACCGGACCTATCGACACAACTCTTGCCACCTGTGTGTTCCACTTCTCTGTGTCTTTTGTGTCGGTACTTAAAATAATGCCGCCAGCCGATGTACTTTTTGGAGTACGAATCTGAACCAGAACGCGGCTCCCAAAAGGCTGGATGCCTGCTTCTACAGCAGGGAAAGCCTCAGCTAAAGCATTCTCATAAATCGTTGTCACGATATTTTTCCTCGTCAATTAAAGTTAAGAGTACGTTGATGGCAGCTTCATAACCTGCTACCACACCAGTGCGATGCCCATACTCAAAAGCATCGCGCTGTACTGGTTGCTTTAAAGAGTCAACGCTGTATCTAAGCTGTGACTCTTTAAGGCGATTGAGTAATTTTGACTCAATGTTCATGCAGGAGTCTTAGACTCTTTTGGCGCACTTGGCATTTTTTGTCCGTCTAACTTTTCACCGGCTGCCATGCGTTTGTGTTGTTTAACACATGCGCCAGTCATGGGTACTTCTTTGCCTTTTGTATCACTCATGTCATATCTCCATTAAGGATTAGGATTAATTCCAGTGCCAGTGCTGACACCAAACTTTTCACCGCTTATGATCTCAGCTTGCGCAAGTCGCATTGCTGTTTGATTATCTGCGGCATTCATGCGCTCTCTTGCCTGCATTTCAGCGGCAGAGCGTTGATTTTCTACCTGCGCTTCAAATGCAGCTTGTTTTGCATTTGCCATTTCACGTTGTGCATCACGTTGCATCTCCATCATGTTTTCTTGAGCAGCTAACTGAAGTTTTGCTTTTTCAAGTTCTTGTGATTGTTGCATTCTGGCTTGATCAGTTTGTTGTGACTGTTGCAATTTAGCTTGTTCAATTTGCAATTTAGCCTGATCAGATTGCGCACGTTGTTGCATCGCAGCTTGTTGTGTTTGCGCGTTGAGCTGTGCAACTTGCATGGTGTTATCGGGTGGCAATTGTGGTTGTGGTTTGTACTGCTGTGCTTCTTGCGTAATCGTTGCAAGCTCTTGACCAAACCCATCTAATTGTTGCTCGATAAATTGTTGCACTTTCATCATCAAGCTAACTTGCTCAGATACATCATTGCCAATCACATCATCTTTTTCTGCCTTAGATGCTGCTTTGTGTGATTCGGTTAAGTAATAGTTCAATAGATGATCACGCAAGTGAAGTGAAATAGGATAAAGATAGTTCGTAATGATAGCAGGATTTTTGCCAAACAAGGGTGACTGCAAAAATGCCATGTGCGTCATCAAGTGACCTAGATGATCTTGTTTGGGTAGCACATAGATTGGTCTGCCCATTGACGCTGCAACATTTTCGGAAATAGGATCCATATCCTCTTTTCCGGGTTCGGGTTGCAAGTAATCATCAGCCGATAACTTCATGACCGTTAAGAACGCTTCCTCAACTTTGCGTTGATTGTACATCTGCGGGAACAATTGCGAGCGTTGCAAAATCGCTTGGTTTTGTGCAAAGCGTTGCGTTTCGCTAAAGATAGCAGGATCACTGACTGGGATGATGTCCATCGGGCCGTCAAAGTCTGACGGATCAATTTCAAGTCCAGCCTCGTATGCTTTCAAGTCTTCAACTGTTAAGTACGCAGAGTTAATGCGATGCAATACTTTTAGCACGCGATCCATCGAGTTGTGCAAACGCGCATGAATTGAACTGAATACCACCATGCCTTGCTCAATCAACGCCATTGTTGTGCCAACTGGTTGATTTGGATTCTGATCAGACAGCTTCTCAAACGATGTTTGAATCACACCTTTGCCAGCCTCCACTAGGAATCCAAGCAATTGAAACAGTACAGGTGATGGACCGTTAAATGGCAGTGGCATAGCAATCTTGCGCACGTCATCAACCATTGCGCCACCATCAAGCTCAACAACTTCTGTTGGTTGCACGTTGATAGTCTGACCGTTAGGACCGCCTTTAAGTTTTAATAATGTTGGCACGTTTTGAATGTGCGCTGAATCAAGCAATGCACGAAGCGCACCAGTAGCCGCACCTGACAAACCACCAATCATTTGTGTCAAACTGATTGGATACGCCCCACGCCAAGGAACAAAAGGAAACTCAATAATCCAGTCTAGCTCTTTTCTGTTTTCATCGTCCGGCTCCCAGTTTCTGTAGAGTGCAACGCCTTCGCTGGTCGTTTTATCGATGCTTAAGATATATGGCTCCATACCATCACCAAAGTCTAAAAACGTGTAGACTTCAAAAATGGTGCGAAGTCCATCCTCGTTGTAGCTGCTTTCCTTTCTGCCTTCAATCTTGTCGTTGGCTTGTGATGATTTGCTATACTCAGGATCACTTGCGTAACCTAAGTCAACGTCGATGTACATGCCAGCTTTAACGCGACGCGCATATTCCATCTTAGTGATGTATTGCACATGTGTCTTACGCTCTGCCGTATAAAAGTTGGTTGCAGCGAACGGCAGGTAAACGTCTTCAATAGCGATAAATTCCGCTTGTGGTCGCTTGTACTGATTGTTCCACATCAACTTGAGGTATTGACCACCACCCAGTGGCAACTGCGTACTAAGCTGCTCTAGCTCGCCTCTAAACTCTGGCATCTGCTCAGTCAACTGCCAATTCATAAAGTCTGCTTTGCGTTGCGCCTTTGCAAGTTTTTCTTTTTCCTGCTCGCCTAGTATCTTTGTTTTGACAGGACCGTTAGCGGGAAAGATCTCTTTCATCACACGCGCAGAAAAATCCACGCATGCCTCGACCAGCATTGGATGCACAACTTTGTTTGCACCCGTGAACTGTGCGCCACCTGGTGCATCATCACCAAGACCTGTTCTGCGCAAACCTTCTTCGTATTGCTTGTCGCGTTTCTCGCGTGCTTCTTTATCGCGATCAATCTTTTCTAGCAGATCCTCAATCATGTCAGACAAGTCTGACTGATCTACTTCATCGATGATGTTAGCAAAATGCGCTGACTGTTCTTTTTCGTCTTTTTCGTTTTTGAGTTTAAGGATAGCACCGCCATCCTCTGTGTCTTCAACGTCAGATTCTTCGTCAGGATCAAACTCTACGTCTTCACCTTCCAACTCGTCTTCATCATCAATGTAATCGTCTTCAATTTTTTTAGCCATGCTTTGCCTCTCTTATTGATGTGGGTATCTTACCACTTTTTAGTGGTTGCGAATGTGTGGTTATCTGGATAGACACAGCAGCCGGTTCTTCTTCTTCTTGCTCATCCTCCATGCTGTCCATAAATGCTTTCATGATTTGCTCAATCGCATCGTTATGAAGCACGTCAACAATACCACCGTGCGCGTACAAGTCTTCTTCTGTTGCAAAGATGGGTTTGCCTTCTGATAAGCGTTGATGTGCATGGTCAATGGCTTTATGCACAATACTGCGTGGCATGTCTTCACCTTCTTGCAAATGAAGAATAAGACGGATCTCGTCAGGTGTTAGTGTAGGAATTAGCGTTGGCACATCCATTTCTTCACCATTGATAGGCACGCCAATTGAATATTCAGTCATCACGCCTGTACCGTCTGGACGCTCAAGCTCTCCGAAATAGCCAAGACCTTTTTTGGTTTTGTCTGGCCTGTTGCCATAGCCATAGTCACTTTCTTCGTACTTGTCGTGCAATGCTTTAACTTCACCGCCTTTTGCATAGCCAAGATTTCTAAGTACCTTATCGGTAATAATTCCGCCATAAGGTTTCATTTGTAATGCGCGAATATCTCTTGTTCTTGGATTTTTTAAATCCATTAAACCACGATACTCTGCAATATCTGGCATTAGTTCATATGCACTTATATCTCTATCAAGCATACCTAATCCTTGACCGGGAACACCTTTAGGATATGCACGATGTCCAGACTCTTGAATAATAGGATTGCCAACAAATATTTGACCAACATTTTGTAAACCGGTATCGGGTGCTAAAAGTTGGCTAGGATCAGCAACAGCAAGTCTAGCTTCGCCAATGCTAATCCCACCAGCGTTTCTGTATTTTGTATCAAGATGATTTTTTAATTCTTTTCTAACTTTATCGGGTGTATTTCTAAATTGATCTATACCTTCTTCAGATTCAATCCCTTTAAAGTCTGGAATAAAATCTTTAATGCTTTTATTAACGGCACGTTTCTCTTTCTTGTTCATATTAGCGTTCATGTACTTAAGCATTGTTTCGCCTGTCATGTTCGCATAATCTCCGCCCGTTGGAGCCATTCGCCAAGGCATATAAAGTGGATCAAGACCGCCCGTTCTTGCGCTTAATTCTTTGCCATATTTCATAATGGCGTTAACTGGATCTTTCCCTGATGCCCATACTTGGCCTGGATTATTAAACATATAATCTTGACCGCCTTGTAAATCAACATCAACTGGACGATCATTAATGTAATGTAGCTTTCCAACATTAGTACGATCTGACATAGAAGTTACAAACGGATAGCCTTCATAATTTGCAAGACTAATAATGCGTTTTTCATTTTCTGGACGTGACAACTGCAACATCATGTTTTGCAGTTTTTCTTGCTCTAATTTTCTATCATCAAAACGCAAGTCATAACCTAAATCACCAATTCGTAATTTATGAATTGTACCAAGCACACCACCCGCAGACTCTGGCGCAAACGGCATGGCACCTGTTTGCGCAAGACCAGCGATATCTAAACCTGCTTGTGCCTGCTCATCGATTGATGGTGCAATACCAAATGGAAACACACTTGACTCATCCAGTATTTCGCGTGGTCTACCACTGGCAGTGTCAATGCTACGCATAAACGCATCTTTTGCACGTCTTGCTGCTTCAACTGGATGATGAATTGTTGATGCAATCATTGAGTCTTCTGGACCAAAGTTACTGCGTTCGTATGCTTTTTTTAGACGATCTAAATCATCTAAATAACCTTCATCATCCTGCGCGTCAACTTCACCACCTTCAGCGTAACCTTTTTTTAAATACTTGTTGTAACGTGCATCAAGTGATTTTAATGATTTAGCATCAGTAAACTGTTCGTATTGCTTTAACAGATCATCAAGCTCTCTATCTTTAGCACTTTTTAACATGTGAAAGTATTCATTCTTACCAGCGGTGCTGTTAATTACTCGTGCTAATTCTTCTGGATTTTCTGCATTACGACTTAAATATTCATGAAATCTTGGCAAATCTTCAACACCAAGACCAGATGCTTCATTGATTGCCTTTACTTCCTCATCAGATAAATTTTTTCCGAGTTTCATGCTACCACCAATTAACCATTGACCAGTCATATTTGGACTGGTTTTGTATCGATAAAATCCACCTTCTGGCAATTGATCTGTGATATGCGCAAACTTTGGAATCATAATGCCTTTTTTATTCATTCCTCGTTCGTTTGCCAATGTTTGCCAATCAACATCATTAGGAAACTCTACTTCTGCCCATGTATGTTCGCTTGGTCTATATACTGGAGGTTTACCACCTTTTCCAATATGTGTTGCAACAGGAACATCACCTGCATGCCAGCCAGGTCTATACGCTAAAGGCCCAAGTAATGATTTAACTTTATCTGTATTTTGAGTAGCAGGTGCGCCTGCTTCAGCTGCAACCCATTCATTAGATGGCACGGGCTTATCCGCATTTACAAACAATGGGTAAAGCGTATCTGGATCATTTTCTTTTGTTCTAAATAATTTATAAGCGTTGACAGTTTTTTCTGGAATGTTAACTGTGCCAAGTGTTCCGCCTGCTGAACTTGGTGCAAATGGCATTGATCCAGTTTCAGCTAGACCTGCTAAATCAAGTGCAGCTTGCGTTTGTTGTTCTGGCGTGAAATCATCTTCGTATGGTCTACCAGATAAAATACGTTCTTTCTCTTGCAACCAATCACCTGCACGCTGTAACGCTTCGGCTGGATGTCGAATAGACGATGCAATAACGGAATCATTTGGACCAAAATTACTATTCTCATACGCACGCTTTAGTCTAGCTAAGTCGTCTGCATAACCATTGTCATCTGATAAATTCACTTCCCCGCCTTCTGCCCACTTAACCTTGTCTGCCCAGTACGCGGCACTGCTCTTACCTTTAGCAATGTTCTTTGCATGACGTGCCTTGAATGATGCACGTTTGTCTTTCATGTGCTGTGACTCACCTTCTTTTGGCTTGCCTGCTGTTTCAGCACCTTGCTCACCAAAGCGAATGATATTCTCTTTGCCATCAACCATTGTTTTCACAATGTGTGACTTGGTTGGATGGTTTGGCGTGCGTTGTGGTTTGTTTAATTCCATGCTGTCTTTGTCTACTCTGCCGCCTTGTGCGTAGCCTTGATCATCATTAGATAATTTCTGACGCAATGCTTCACGTTTATCATACGCCCAATCATACCAATCACTTCCAGTTTTGAAGTCTACGCCTTTAGGCATGCGCTTGGTTTTCATGTACGCACTCATTTGCTTTTCAAGATCATTCAAACGATCTTCATTAGTAAGTGGTTTTACTTTGTTCATGTTGCGCGTAACAACACGCGGCACTTCATCACTGTACGTCACAAAGTTACGCACGCCTTCTGGATCAGCAACCTTTGCTTTTTCACCCATGTAAGTTGTGCCTGGTATTCCTAACTCATAAAGTTTTTGTGCGCCTTCTTTACCATAGCCAAATCGTTGCAAAATAGAGCTGCCTTTTTCAACAGGATCATAATCTAAACCTTCTGGATGATAGATGTCTGGATCATGGCTTTGCAGAATGTTTCTGACGTAATCACTTTGCTCAGAAAGTGGTTTGTCGTAATCAAGAAAATGCTCGATTGACATAGGATCAACTGCTTCGCGCTCTTTTGGAAACTCCATTGACACTTCATACAAGTGTGAGCCTTTTTGCTTTTTGTATAAGTTTTCGCCAATCTTTTGCGCTGGCAATCGTTTTGGCAAGTCTTCTGGATAATCCGCATACGATTCTTTAAGATAGTCTGCAACTTCATTTGGACGCTCGTGCATCATGTAGCGTTCATACACTTCCATTGACGGATAATCTTGGCGACGCTCTGCTTGACTGTACAAATTCATCAATTGCTCATCCATCCAGTCATCTTGTGGTGAATAAGTAGTGGCGACATAAGGATCTTCGGTAATGTAGTTACCCCAACCATAAGCCTGCCCACCTTCACCCGTTCCCATGTGTGCTGTGTCAAACTCTTTAAACTTGTGCGGTGATCCGTGATAGCCTTTGATGGCCATGCCAACAGGTAAATCCTCGGTTGCCTTAACACCTGGTGCCAATGTTGTCAGTGCATCAGCAAGTGACTGCGCACGACCACGTTTAAACTGTGGTACGTTGCTCATCTCTGGTATCTGCATTGGTGCATTGCCATAAGACCAGTTCTCAATCTCCTCTGGTGTTTTGCCCATGAGTAAATCACCAGCACCTACGCCACCGGCTAGTGGCACCCAACTTGGAACTGTGTATTGATTGCCAACGTCACGCGCACTGCCAAGCATCTCGGCAAGTTTGCCAAGGTTCTCGTTTTGGTCTTGTGCTTTCATTACACCATATCTGCTTGCTAAATCTTTTAAGTCTGCCATGTCTACACCGCGTAAGGATTGATTCTCGGTTTCGCTTTGCTTGGCACATCGTCATAGTCTTTGGCTTCAGGTAGCTCAAACCATCTATCGTTCTTGAAATAGATGATGGCTTGCGTGAAGGTATCAACATAGTCGTCATGCTCGGCAACAGGAAACTTAGCGAGTTGTTTTAAAAATGCAGCCGCCCAACTAACGGGTTGACCACGATTCTTCTTCGACTCTGGTATCCACAACAATCCTAGCTCAAGTGTAGGTGCAGCTTGGTGTGCGCGTGAAATCTTGTCTGCTCTGTCAGGATTATAACCCACAGCAGGAACTTTCGCCAATCGCAGATCCTGCAAGAGTGACTGACCACTTGCCTTCGCTTCGACCAAGATACGATCTGGACGACGTGCGCGTGAATGCGGTGACTCCTTTGACATCCCACCGTACTCTGTACCCCAATCTTTGATGGCTTTAGCACGCAAATCTGGGTAGCTGAGATGTTCATCCCATGCATCAATGAGCATTGCGTTATGCAACCCTTCGTGCGTAAATATCGCCCAAACTGTGCAAGCCGTTGGATCACCTGTTGTCTTCTCGGTGAACGCGCAGTCATAAGATTGAAGTATATATTCAAACGGAGGCAAGCCATCATCGGCTGACCATAAGCCAAAGTGTTTGGTCTTGAGGATACCACCAGACACTGGCGCAGGATCCTGTTGAAGTTGTCCCGCTGTACCATAAGTGCCGAGCAATTGCTTAAGCATGGTGATTTCTTTTACGCCAAACCGATCAGGACAAATCAAGTCCCCTTTCTTTGTGCGTGGATCATATTCGCCAAGGATGGTCTTGCGTCGCTTGCCATCGTACTCAGCAGGAATACAGATATGCTCCCACCCTTTGATGTCATTTAAGATATGACCGCTGATGTCACGCTCGTGCAGACGTTGCATAACCGTCACCATCGCATCGGTTTTTGGGTTATTAAGACGTGTTGACCACACCATGTCGAACCATTCGAGATCAGACTCGCGCATCGCCTCAGACTGAGCTGCCTGCGCACCGTGAGGATCATCCAGTATTAAACGCGAACCACCCTCACCAGTAGCTGTACCACCAACAGACGTTGCGAGTCGATAACCTGTCTTGTCATTCTCAAAGCGTTGCTTGGCGTTCTGATCGCCAGCAAACTTGAACATATGGCCCCAGCGTTCTTGATACCAGGGTGACTGTAGCAATCGTCGTGTCTTCAAGTTGTCGCGTGTTGACAGCGTGCCAGAATACGACGCACACAAAAACTTTTGCGCGGGATCAGTGATCCACTCCCATGCAGGCCACATGACTGACACAATGGTTGACTTAGAGTGACGCGGAGGAATGTTGATTAGCAGTCGATGTATCTCGCCAGCACTGACTGCTTCAAGATGCTCGCAGATCTCCTCGATGTGCCATGACTCCATGAACGGAACACCAGGCTCAACGACATGCCATGACTGCTTAACAAATTCGTACAAAGATGCCGACGCTGCGCGTCGTGCCTTCTCAGCCTTAACCTTTTCGAGCAGTGTCACGCACTCGCCTTTTGAAGCAATGAGTGCATGGTATCCAGTTCATCATCGCTCAAGCCTTTGAAGTCACCAGCCGTTTGTTGCGTGTTGTTGATCTGAATGGCGGTATCAATGTCTTTGCCAAGGATTGTTTCCTTTCCTTTTTGCAGTGCAGTTTGTGCTGCGCTATGCTCTTGGATGGTCAAAGTTTCATCCACTTTTCGCATCATTGTTGATAAGTTTTTCATTGTAGAACGCTTGAAGAACTCTAAATGCTTAAGCCTATCATCAATTTCATTTTCAACAATGTCTTTTGCTGTTGAAGTTAAAGTTGAAATTTCTGACTGAACCCGCACAGAATCTATCACAAGGTGTTGAAGTTTTTGTTTTTCCCATCCGTCTGCCTTTGCTTTTTTTGATATTGTAGCGCGATCAATCCCCACCTCATTTTGAATCTCATTCAGACTTTTGCCGATCTCAAAAAGCACCTGCGCTTTGCTCCAGTCCTCTATAGTTGCCCTTTTTGCCATCTGCCACCTCTCGATTGCACTAAAAATAAATCCATAAGTAAAGCACCCTAAAATTCAAAAGGACGCTTAACTTATAAAGTTAGGTGACGTACACAGTGTGCAGCTATGTACGTCGTGGAGTAACTCGGAAATGCAACTAACCGATTGATAGTTTCCACACTATCACTAAAAGCACTGTTTACTGCCCCATGACAATCAGTTCTAATCTGCCCTATGTCATTAGTAGACTACCGTTACCAGTAGCCGTAACCCGTGTGGATCGCGTAGCTAGTGCGATTTATCCACTTTAAAGGTTGCAAGGTTGCGAATTGCGGTACGCTACAAGCAATGCTTTTAGTGATAGTAACTGGAAGTTGTCCTAAGTGAGCAGTCCAGTTGGCTCTCACAGCCGTTTTTTACCGAGTCGGTGGTCAGTTGATAGTAATCTCAGTATTCGTCGCTGTACTTTCAAGCGATCCCAAGTCTCCTATTTCTGAGCGTCGTGCCATTACCGGTGCGCTATGCGCGTACTATCAATAAAAACACTACTACCTAAATGCTTTTATTGATAGCTAAAGCCAAGCACACCACAGTCATTGATAAATCGCCAAGTTTATAAGGAAATTTACTGTGATGTGCTTGTATAGTTATTCTTCGTCTACTATTGGATGCCCTGGAGTTGCGCCTTGAGCCATCATAATATCTGCCATAATATATGCTCTTTGAGTCATCATGCTATCTGCAATAATATATGCAAGATTTGAAACGCTTTCAATCGCCACATATTCCCTACCTGCCAATAATCCTTCCATCGCATGTGCCGCAAAAATATCTCTTAGATCCATTATCTTTCTCCATAAAAAAAACCGTCTTCATAATCTGGTGAAAGTTGCCGTGAATGATGGCGGCTCAGATTCTAAATTCGGTTTTGTTTAATCATTCATCTTTTAACAGGTCTTTCACAACCTGTACAAATTATACATCATTTAAAAAAAATTATCACGCTTAAAAGTTCGCACAACATAAACGCCCTACCGCCCTACTCCTAAAGAGAGTAGGGCGTGGGCGGGCGTTATTTATGCTGTTTTTGTCAAAACGCCCGCCCTAATTAAAATACCGCCCTAGGGCGTTTTGGGCGTTCCATTATTTCTCATTTTTCATCATAATGAGTGCTGATGCATTAACTTGATCAATCATAATCCAGCCATGCTCAAATGGTTTTATCACGTCACCACCTTCCATCAGATTTACAAAGCCATTTGTTGTAGATGGTTTTAAAGCATTCTCTGCTGTGCGTTTTGCCCAACCATCTGCATCAAGTTTTGCCAAGAATGCTGATCGGCTAATATACGGCATCTCCTCTCTGATTTCTGTGCCAGTTGCAAACCACACCTTCTCAAATAGCTTTCTGTGCGTATCTAACTTTGAATCTTTTTTAACCGCAACTGGTACATCAGCAGGTGACAACACGGCACTGTAAACTTGATCGCCATCCTCATCAATCCATCCAGTGATAGCAATCTTTTCTAGCGTTGCATAAACATCTAATGTTAACTCAGCATCCTTTGATTTCTTTTGTGATATTTGCATTGGCTTGTTTTCATCACCAGGCGAAACACTGATTTCAATATCGAGTGCGCCACGCCACGCTGACGATCCACGCGCTCTGTGTTGCGTTTCAGCAGACACACCTGTGTGATGCACTAAGATAACGGTACATCCAAACTCAATCATTAAACCAGCGCACGCATCTAACATGCTTTTTGTGTCTTGCGCTGAGTTCTCGTCACCAAGAAGGAAACGATGCAAGGTATCAAAAACAATAAGACTTGGTCGCTCATCAAGACTGAGCAGTGCTTCACGCACACGTTGATAACCCGATGGCGTGTTAAGATCGCACCCCGACTTTGATACCCACATATTAAGTTTATTAATATTATTCTTTTGTTTCCAAGCAGCGATGCGACCACGAAGACCATGATGACCCTCACCGGCAAAGTAACCCACTGAGCCAGCCTTCACTTTATGTCCCATCCACTCACCACCGCCTGATGCAATGCGAAGGCACTGATCGAGTACCATGAATGTTTTACCACCACCAGACGGGCCATGAATCATGATTAATGCTTCTTCCTGTAGCCATCCTTTTATCAGCCACTTGATTGGCGAAGGTTGCGTGCTTAAATCATCAGCAGGAATTAACCAGTTGTCTTTTGGTGGCATAAGTAAACTCAGTAAATCACCACCATTAGCAACGTAATCGTTAGCATCACCAAGTTCTGGTGGCAAAACTATTCTTGCGCCATGTTTTGCTGATGCCTGCTCTGCGTAGCGCATGCCAACACCAGATGAGTCATTATCGGCAACAATAACAATGTCCTGTGTTGCGCCATAGGCTTCTCTCATGATGCCTGTCACTGGAACAATGTTTGATGCGGAGTAAGCAACGATACAAATACTGCCTGTTGCTTCATGAATGGTAGCGGCTGTGGCAAAGCCTTCTGCAATAAAAATGGTTTTAGGATTTTCAGCGTTTCCAATTGACCAAAACTTCCCGCTAGTTGCACCACCTTTATGATAGAGCTTACCACCGTCTGTTGAAATGTATTGAAGCGTTGATAAGGTGCCATCTTTGTTTAGCAATGGAACAACAAGCCGTCCATCACCAGTGACTCTTGCACCATGAACGCAGATGCCTTTCTTTTTTAAGTAAGGATGTTCTTTGT